TTGATGGAACTGACATCAGCACAACCACTGACTATACATCTAACTTGACCTTTATCAATATTGATACTAAGTCACTTGCAGATCAAGTCAAAGGTAGTTACTATGGTTCACCTAAGATCAATGATTATTTGGTTGGTGAAACCAGTGGTGCAGTTGCAAAAGTGTCTAGTAAGGATCTTGTTACTGATAAGAAAGGTAATCTTAGAGGTTCATTCTTTATTGATGCACCAAACGTTGCAGGAAATCAGAAGTTTAAGACTGGAACTAAACTATTCAGACTTACTGACTCACCTTCTAACAGCAAGGTAGTGGGTGTATCAGATTCTAATGGTGAAGCAGAATTTAGTTCATCTGGTATTTTACAGACTACACAGGAAACTATTATTTCTGTAAGAAATGCACGAGTTACATCAGAAGATCAATTTGATGCTAGAACATTAACAAATGTTAGTGAGACATCTGCTGAAGAAACTAGATGGTGTGACCCATTAGCACAAACATTCTTAATTGAAGATTCTGAGTTAGAGGGTGGTGTATTCTTAACTAAGGTTGACCTATACTTCTTTACAAAAGACGAAGAGATTCCTGTAGCATTGGATATTAGAACTGTAGAAAATGGTAATCCAACACAGACTGTGTTGCCATTCTCTAAGGTAGTTAAGCAAGCAGAAGATGTATTTACATCTCAAGATGCTTCTAAACCAACCACGTTTACATTCAAAGCACCTGTATTCATACCATACAGAACTGAGCATGCAATGGTATTAACATCTGACTCTAATCAATATAAAGTATTCATCTCACTTCTTGGTAATGACGCTATTGACGCTGCACACGTTGGAGAGAAAATCTCTGAGCAACCATATATCGGTGTCTTATTCAAGTCTCAAAATGCGTCTACTTGGACTCCTTCTCAGTATGAGGACTTGATGTTCAAGATTTACAGAGCAGAGTTTACACTCCCATCTACAGCAGCACCTTCTAAACTTATCCTAGAGAATGGTGAGTTAGCTGAGAGTAATGGTGGTGTGTTACAGTTAAGAACTAATCCACTTGTTACATCAGCGAATAGTGATCAGATAAGAGTATTCCATAGTAATCATGGTATGCAATCATCACTCAACTATCTTAAGATTGATGGTGTTGTATCTGAGATTGCAAACAACGCTACTGCAGCATCATTAAGCACAACTGGAACAAGTATAGAAATTGGTGAGAGTCATGGATTCCATGGAACCATAGGTGGATCTGCTGTTAGTGCATCCAATCCTGGCTACATCAGAATACTTGGAACTGAAGAAGATGGTAGTGGTGATGAGATTATTGCATACTCTGGATTTAGTGGAACTAACAATAAAGTAATCAACTTTATCACTAATGGTAGAAATCATAATGGTATTGCAGGATCATCTACTGGTAAGTCACATGCAGCTGGTGCAATAGTAGAGTGTTATAACTTTGATGGTATACCTCTTACAAAGATTAATAAGACACACAGTAGTGGTATCAATTCTATCAATAGTCCACACAGTTATCAGTTACAAATTAGTGGCGTTAATGCTACAACTGGTATCAATGGTGGTGGAGGTAATATTACTGCATCACAGAACGTTCCATGGGATGTCCTTACACCACAGATACAAAGTCAGTTAGAACCTAAGACTACTATGGTTGCTAGGGTTCAAGGTACAAGTGGTACATCTTGCGGTCCTTTCCCTGCAGGAACAAGTGCAGAAACATCGTTCGTTAAAGATAGTGACTTTACAGAACTTACTATCGGAGAAGAAAACTACTTCCCTGCTACTAAGATAGTTGCAAACCAACTTAATGAAGTTAACAGAATGAATAGTGTCAAATCACTTACTGTTGAGTTAAACTTAGATTCTGAGGTTACACACTTATCTCCTGTTATTGACCTAACTAGATGTGACATGATTACGACTGCAAACGTAGTTAATAACATTCCTCCTGCATCTGGAATCGGAACTGAGACAGCTGCTAACTATATTACAAAGGTTGCTAGACTTGAGAAGAGTGCAACTGGACTAAAAGTTATGTTCTCAGCAAACGTATGGGAACAGTCTACTATTCAAGTGATGTATAAGTTGGTACCTGTTGGTTATGCTGATAGTTTAGATGAACTTCCATTCCAGTTCTTTAACACTGCGGGTGAACCAGACGTAGGTGCTTTAATACCAAATAACGATTTGGAAACATTTACCGACTATGAATACACCATAGAAGATGTAGAAGAGTTTGATGGATTCCAAGTTAAGATCAGTCTACTTAACCACTCTCAACCTTATATACCAAGAATATCCGACTTTAGAGGTATTGCATTAGCATAATGGAAGATATTGAACTAATCCCTGTCGAAGGTTACACTACCCTTGGCAGGGATCCTTCGTCTAATTCTATAATTAATACTGACAGCACTCAGTATGATGCTTATATAAAAGCAAGAAATCAAGCACGCAAGAAAGATCGTGCTATGCAAGAACTAAAAGATGAGGTTGCAGAATTAAAAGCACTTTTGATGGACGTAGTTAAGAAACAGGATAAATAAAGTTAAGCTAAATATTATATGGAATTCTTAGAGAATGGCAAGTGCTGTATCCAATCTACTAATATATCAAGGTTCTGACTTTATCATCGACTTTACAGTTGAAAACGATAATGGCACAGATTTTAACCTTACAGGATATACAGTGGCATGTTTGATAAAGAAACACTACACAAGTAGCACTTCTCAGACAGTAACTGCTGCAGTTTTAAGTCCTGCTACAAGTGGAAGAATACAACTATCTCTAAACAATTCACAAACCGCTGCTATGAAAAGTGGTCGGTATGTATATGACGTCGTAATAACTTCTAACACTGGTATCAAATCCAGAGTCTTGGAAGGTTCAGTAAGCGTACTTGAGGGGGTAACACTTTAAATGGCAAGACTAAGATTCGGAGACCAATCAGTCCCTAGAGTCACCCGTGTAGCAACAGGTGGTGGCGGTGGAACGATTGGAGGAATGTCAGACGTAGATTTGACAGATACATCACAAGGAGGACTAGCAGAGGGTTCAGTGCTTGTATATGACTCTGCAGCAACAAGATTCGTTGCAACAAATGTATTAAACAACATCACAGTTAATGGGGGTAGCTTCTAATGGCATCCAATATTCTAATTAAAAGGAGTACTGGTTCAACCGCACCTGGCACTATTACGTTTGGTGAACTCGCCATTACGACAGGAGCAAACGGTACTCAAGCAAACGCAGGAGATAGACTATTTGTTGGAGACAACAATGGTGCTGCACAGATTGTAGGTGGTAGATACTTTATGGACATGTTGGATCATGTTCATGGAACACTGACTGCTAGTTCATCTGTTATCGTAGATAGTAATTCAAAGATTGACGTATGGAACGTTGATGACATTACCCTCAATGCAAACGTCATTACAACTTCCACAACTGATGCTGACCTTGTTTTCCGTGCAAATGGCACAGGTAAATTAGTAATTGAAGATGGTCAGGAACTAGAGTTTGGAACTACAGGAGATGTAGAACTCTCATATAATGATTCAGATGCAGTTTTAGACATCAAGCGAGTAGCAGGAACCCCCGACTTGCGTATCGCTGATGATATGAAACTAAACTTTGGTAACGCAAAGGATGCTTCTATCAGATATGACGAGACAACCTCTGACAAGATCCAAGTAGAAGGTGCAGACTGGAACTATGGCACTGGTGTCTTAGTCAACTTTGCAGACACTACAGACGCTTCTAACGTTACTACAGCGGGTGTTACCTTTGCGGGTGGTATCGGTGTTGCAGCAACTGCATGGATTAAAGATTTAAGAGTTGATGACAATGCTACTATTGGAACCAATAATGCAGACTCACTTACAGTTAACTCCACAACTACCTTCCAGAATGGCGTAACATTCAATGGTCAGACAAATATCTCTGGTAGCACACAGCAGACTGGTGATATTCAGATTGATAACCTTAAGTTAGATGGCAACTCAATCACAACAATTAACTCTGTTCAAGAATTGATACTTGACCCCGATCCTACAACTGATGCGGGTGGTCTTGTTATTATTAAAGGTGACCTACAGATTGATGGAACTACAACTACAGTGAACTCTGCTTCAATGTCAGTTAATGATCCTACAATTGAATTAGGAGATCCAACAACTCCTGTTACAATGACTGCAGCAGCGAATAGCGGACAGAACCAAGTTGTTGTAGACGCTGTAGATCAACTACAAGTTGGTGACACAGTTACTTCATCAGTATCTGGTATACCTGGTGGAACAACAATTTCTGCTATTAACGTAGGAACAAAAACACTTACTTTAAGCAATAACTTATCTCAGAACATGGCAGATGATTCTGTTCTTGTTACTGTGAGTGGTGCTGATGACCAATTAGATCGTGGTGTTAAAGTTCACTACAACGCATCTGGAACTAACAAGTTTGGTTTCTTTGGTTTTGACCGCACAGGTGGTGCTGACGGAGCTGGTGCATGGACATTCATTGAAGATGCAACAGATACAAACACTGTATTCGGTGTCACAGGTGCTCGTGGTACAGTTGTTTTAGGTGACTTAGAACTCGATACTGACCTTGAGGTTCAGTATGGAGGAACAGGTGTAGGAACCTTTACTGGAAACGGTATTCTATATGGTAATGGCACAAACCCTGTACAGGTAACTGCAGAGGCAAACATGGCAAGTCCTGGCACAGGATCTGATGCTACTACATCATTCCAAGTGCT